GTTGTACAATACAATAAACATATAGAGATCGCTGAAGGGGTTGCTCCAATTCTATCAGCGACAGATCGTAAAGTAAAAGCGGATACTCTTAGGGCTGCACGTAAAGTTAAATCTCTGCTGAACGAAAGAGAAAAGTTTCTAAGCGAGTCTATGCGCTATCTTCCAACTCAGGAAGGCGCTAGAAGTATTGGTGATTATGATAGGTTCTTAGAATTTTTTATCACTAACCCACAAGGAGGACAGCGTTTTGAAGCTATGTTACCACAGATAGCTGACAAAATGAATAAAAGCCCTGAAGAGGCTCGTAAGATTTTTAAAGATATTACTATTGAGTCTTTATCAAGAGCAACGTATGGAGACATGAGAGAGGTTGCACCGGGGAGGTATAATAGAGACTTTGATTATCAGGCATTTATTAACTATGTAACCGATCCAAATACTTCAAGTGCTATTCAAAACATAGTAGGAGAAGAGTCTTTCAATACAATTGCTAGGATGGCTGATTTTATGAATGTGCAGAATCGAGATTTAGCAGCTAGGCTACGAGATTCTGGCATACAAGTTTCAACACCAAAAGGGTTGTCTGTAGAGTCTCTTCTATCTCGTACCTACAGCATCTCTCGCGGAGTTATTAGCCCTAAATATGTAGCAACAGAGGTTGCACTTCTTAGCTTCAGAAAACAAAAAGCAAAGGCTCTTTCTCGTATTCTAAGTGACCCAAAAATGGTAGATGCCGTTATTGATATCATTGAATCCGAAGGCACAGACATAAGAAAATATAATGGTGATCTGTTTACTGCTTTAATAAACGGACTTGGATACCATGAAAATATGAAAAAAGAAGAAAGAACTAGAGAACAAATTACACAACTAGAACTTGATCAATTTAGGAGATAAAAATGGAACTAATCATCACTATCGTTGTGCTAGCCCTCGCAGGATTTGGAGGCTTCTCTATCCTCGCTGCTATCACGCCCAATGAAGCGGACAACAAAAAGGTGCAAGCCATTCTTACCGCTATCAATGTATTTGGTATGAATATTATCAAAGCTAAAAACAGGCTTGGCTAAACTATATATAAAAAAAGAACCAGTGATACTGAAGGTGTACTACTGGATGCCAGACTACAACAATATACTGCAGGAGTTTATGTGGCAGTTTCTAGACGTTGTACCTGAGTATCCAAGAGTACACCATTTTCTTGATCACTGGCACCACAACATAGAGGCCGTCATAGAGACGGTGGAGGTATCACATGGGAGAGCAAAAGAAGCTGGAGCCAGACAGCGAGTACAGCGCACTGGACCTCGACAATGACGGGGTAGTGAGCGACAAGGAGTTAGCCGTTATGGAGGCTCTGGAGAAAAAGGAAAAGATGGAAGCGCAGAAGAAGATGGCTTGGGTAGCAATGGTATCCATGCTTGTGTTCACTGCGCTGGTGTTTCTGCCTATCTTTCCTGACACCCGGATTAAAGCACTTTCCGATCTGTTCGGGCTTTTCTACATTGGACAGGCAGGTGTGGTCGGAGCGTACATGGGAATGACCGCGTACATGAGTGCTAAGAAGTGATTAAAGTTTACATACTTATAGTCGTGTTAGGATTAGTCGGTGGCGTAGTCTACGGCGGGTACTATTACTACAAGGATACTCAGGAGAGGATACAGACACTCACTGAGAACAACGCCAAGCTGGAGACTGCAAAGCAACTGCAGGATGATACGATCAACGCTATGATCGAAGACCGTGAGAAGTTTGAGGAACTAAACAAAGAACTTCAAGGTAAACTGCAAGCGGCTAATAACTACAGAGACACACTCATTGGTAAGCTGCGTAAGCACAACCTATTAGTCCTTAGTCTGAAGAAACCAAAACTTGTAGAGAAGAAGATTAACAATGGAACGAAGAAACTATTCGAGTCCTTTGAAGCTATTTCTGGTGCTATTGCTCCTCCCCCTAGTGGCGACGGGGTGCAGCAGCTTCCGAAAAGTTCTACCCCTTGAAGTAAAAACAGTAGAGGTAGAGCGCAAGATTCCTGCACAGGCCAGACCTAAGAGTGTCAGCCTGAACAACATATATTTCTATGTGGTTACGGACAGGAACTTTGCGGATTTTAAAAAGACATTTGAGAAAGAAAATGGCGACTTGGTATTCTATGCCGTGAGTGTGCGTGACTACGAAACACTGGCACTAAACATGGCAGAGCTAAAAAGGTATATTCAGCAGCAAAAAGAACTCATAATCTATTATGAGAAAGCTATTAAACCAAAAGAAAA